ATCTTCTCTGCGCTTTTTAGCAGCTCTTTTATCTCTTTCATCCTTACTCATTGCAGCACGATCATCTGCATCACGGCAATATGGTTTAGTTGTTTGTCCTGGTTGCTTTGCACAAGGTTTTCCGTCATACTTTCCACCAGCTTGTTTCCAACCACCATCTCTAAACCAATCACGAAGAGAATATCCTTTAGATTTTGCAGACTTACCATCTGTTTTTTCTGCGATGGTTTCTTCATTAGTTACATAATCTGCTGCAGTGTCAATATAATCTGCTGCCTTGGTAATTTTTGATTGAACCCATGCCTTGAGTTCACCTTCACCTTTCTTACCCATCTTTTTCTCAAGACGAGAAGCAGCGTTCTTAATAGTTTTAAGTTGAGAACGAGCCATAGAATATTCGTGATCTTTCTTTTCTTCGTTCACTTTCTTTCTACCCCTACAGTGTGCCCGTTGAGAGAATCCTTTTGGATTATTGCAATCGATGCTTTGTTTGTACTTTGAACTCCATTCCTCAGAGACACCTCCCCCGCCACCGTTACCACCTCCATTAGAAGATGACCCATTCCCGTTTCCATTGCCATTTGAGTGATTTCCATTGCCACTACCATTCCCATTATTCTTATTATCGTCGGTTTCTGAATTATCAGAGTCTTTTTCGCGACGAAGATACCCACCATAAGTTACACGATATCCACCTGGAATTCGCTTACACTTTTTATCTGTGTAACAATAGTAGTAACCCTGCTTACACTTCTTCATTGTTAGTGTCTGAGTTACTATTATTTAGAAAACCTTGTTTTAGAAGTTTTTGAAGATCTGAAGTTGATCCAACAAATAAAGCATTATTAGTAACATTATTTGTTGTTTTATTTCCAGAGTCTTCCTCCAAATCTCTTACTTTCTTTTGGAGATCAACCAATTTGTCTGTTGTATCGGCAACACTTTTAATAAGTTGACCTGCAACTTCATATGCTCTCGGACTGCCACCTTCACCTGCCACCTCCATGATACCATTAAGGACTTCTTGACCTTTTTCAATTAATGAATACAAATTTGCACGACTGTATTCATAATCTTTTGTAAGATCCTGATCACTTTTATTTGGAAGTGCTAATTCAGCAGGTTTATCCTCTGATTTAACAATTTCACACTTTGTGTTAAGTGCATCATCTATAGAATCAAATTTGTTAGTCATGAATTAAATATCAATTTTTCTGGTTGGACTAAAATCTGCTCCAGTTTCAAAGAAATCTAACGATTCACTAAATCCAAAATCATCTCCTGGAACAATAAGTGCATCATCAGCAGTGCTGAGAACATTGAGTTTTGCTCCAAGAACATGCTCTGTAGCAATGGTGGAACTGAAACCTCGCTTAACGGTCATTGAATTGCTTGTTTTAGCAGTAACCTTCATAATTTCACTACCAATAATAACCCTATCATCAACTTCAAATGTTGATGTGTCATTCAGTGAGATGACAGTTTCTGTAGTATCTACGTGCTCTGTCAGTAATGATCCTGTATCATTATCATAATCTTTTCTTGCAGTAGGAGTTGCAGTATATCTAACTTCTCTCTTAGCAGTTTTTGGATCACTATCACTGTAATAATCGATCTGAACCTTACGGATAATACCATCAGTACTATCTGCAATAGGACCAAACAAGAATGTTTTTGCTGTAAATTGTAATGTATAAATTAATGCTCTACGAGTAGAAAAATCTCCTTCATAATCGTCTTGAAATGATATGCTATCTAAAACAACTGGGATATCTCTTTTTTCGCCAATAGAGTTTACCAATTCTACAGTAATATTAAATGCTGGTTGAAAAAATGGAAGAATCTGTTCAACAATTTGTAAGGCATCATCATTCAATTTAGTCATAATATTGAGTTCAAATCCAAGGTTATATGGTACAGGCATGAAAACCTTTTTAACCTTACTTTTTTTATCAATTGCTTTGAAAGTCTGTGTTATTCCAGATTTTCTAGTTGCATCATATGAAATAGATGTCATTTCAAATGACATTCTAGGTAAAGTAATTTGAACTGCCCTATTTAAATCCTGCTGTTGTTCTATTCTTGCCAAGAACTTCTGTGCAGGACCATATGCTAGTGGTACTTTAATCTCACTTTCAACATTACCACTAGAATCATTATGCTTGACATAAATTTGATTAAACAGTGTTCCAAAAGAAACAACTGTTTTTCTAACTATTTCGTGATAAAAGTAAGTACCTAACATTAATAATTACCAAAAGGATTAGACTCTGTAAAGTCAACTATGAGATCTGCTTCAGTCTCAATAGAATCATTGTCAGTATATTTATCATACACATCATCATTAGTATGGAAGTCAACTGCATATGTTGCTGAAGATGCAGCACCCACTATAGTTTCACCATCGGTAAAAACTCCATCAACATAAGAAATTTTAAGAGTTCTTGTACCAGCATCCCAGTTTTTAACTCTTGCTGTTGTTCCCGATTTTGAACCAGTAATTAATTCGTTGAATTGGAACGCTCCAGATCCAGATATTAATGGAGGATCTGCAATCGTTACCGTTGGTGCAGCAGTATACCCAATACCAGGATTAATAATTCTTATAGCAGTAACAACATTTCCTTCGGAAACTTCTGCTTTTGCGGATGCAGTTTCTGTACTCTTAATAGAATCATCATTACTGATAGTGACTGTAGGATTGCTTCCATATCCACTTCCAGCATCAGTAATTGTTAATGCTGTTACAGTTCCTCCAGTTCCAATAGTAGCAGTAGCTGTTGCAGTGTTTATACCAGATGCTGGAGTAGAAAGAGTAACGCTTGGAGCAGTTGTATATGCTGTTCCAGGGTTAGTTAGAGTCAATGAGGTGACAGTTCCTCCAACACCAGTTGTAGCGGTTGCTACAGCACCTGCTGAAGGTACATCTATGGTTACTGTTGGTGGCACTGGATATCCAGATCCAGCATCATTGACAGCGAATGAAACAACTCCTTGGTCTGTTGTTTCTATTAAACATGTAGCAGCAGCACCAGTTCCACCTCCACTATAAATGCTTATCAATGGTACAGTTGTGTATCCAAATCCAGCATTAGTCATTACTATTTCTTTTACGGATCTAACACCAGCAATAGATGTTGTTATTGCAACTGCAGTTGCCGTTCCTCCAGAAACGGGTGAATCATCAAACTGAACAATTGGTGTTGATGTAAATCCACTTCCATCATTGTTTAAGAATATCTTTCTAACATAACCATCATTGATAACTGCCGATGACAAAGCAGTTTCACCAATTCCAATTACTTGTAGTGTAGTAATATATCCTTCTTCCTTAATTTGAGTGTCAACTTCTTCAATAGAAGTATCGATAACCTCATCCTCATATTCAAATAGTTCACATTTTAATTGATAAACATAATTTTTTCCTAACTGATAAAATGGATCTTCATGTTCAACAAATTTAACTTCAAATAGTCTTTGACCTAATGGAAAATAAACTAGATCACCTTCTCTTGGTCTACTTGAAAGAATGATTTCATCAGTATCTTCTCCAGAAAGAAATGTTGCAATGTAATCATCAAATCTTTCTTTAGATATTGTAATTGTCAACTCATCTTTAAGGGACATTCCAAATTTTGTTAGAATATCTCCCGCTCCAGAATAACCTTCATATGTATTGACATATGCTTCAATAGTATAATTATCATCAAATTTAGATGTTTCAATCTCGTTGAGTATAGTGTCTCTATTGACAATCTTCCTTGGAATGTATGTTACATCAACTCCATACATTTTCAATTGTTCGTTAATCAACTCCTGAACAAGTCTTTGTTCAGAACTAGATCCTTGTAAGAAGAAGGGATTTAATGCCATTATCCAATAAGATCGAGAGGTGGTAATTCATTTTCAAGCATCATAGTTTGCTTGAGTTGGTCTATTTCTCTTTGGGCATCGTCATAAATTTCTCTACCATTTAATTCAATACCACCTGGCAATTTAACGCCTCTAAACTTAATTAGATTCTGTCCCCATTGTCTTTTAATAAGTGCCGTTAAATATTTTTTAACAAAACTGTCATTATAAACTTGAGTAAATGAATCTGGATCAAGTGCTCTATAACAATCAATAACTAAAAAGTCTCCAGCACTCTGTGCATTCCAATCAATATCAAGATACATTCGATCTTGACGCTTATTAAATCTAATTTGCTTA